GGGGGGGGGTGCAACCCATATGGGCGCTATCTAAAGGTGTAGGATTGGGATAGAGTTTCGGATCGTTCTTTCGTGAATGATGGAGAGTATCGGTGATTCTCGCTCGGATCGTCATTGTCATTCTTCGCCAGAACGTGAATAGCTTTGAACTTGCTTTCCGGAATTGATCTGGCTATGGTACGCCATGCGGCGATCGCTCAAGAAGGCGAAGAAACTCAAGAAGAAATTGGAAGAGATCTCCACCAAGGTCCCGATCAAGGGATTGGTGACGACTGATCTTGTCGCTGCGCTGAAGGCTGCGGACTGCGACGTCCTCCTCCAGCTCGCCTATTACGCGAGAGGCGATGTTGTGTCGCTTGGACTGATGACGAAGGAAGAGCTCGAGGAGGATGCCGAGTTCAACGATGTAGGGCAGGTCCTCAAACAGTCGGGTCGGGATCGCGCTCTGTTCCTCATTCCTCCCAGGATTCGCGCCAAGGCTCTCATGGAGCTCGCTCCATACATCGTCCCCCGGAAGAAGGACGAGATGAAGGAGGCTGGCCGTCAAGCTGCGAAGGTGACGTTCTACATCCCCGAGAATGGACGAGGCGTTCCGGACAAGGATGAAGAAGAGGACGACAAGTGATCATTGGCCCGCAGAAGGGACCGCAGGAGAAGTTCCTCTCCACTCGCGCGGATATCGCGTTCTATGGTGGAGCAGCAGGCGGAGGAAAGAGCTATGCTCTATTGCTCGAGCCTGTTCGGCATTGCGGGATCAAGGGTTACTCTGCGGTAATCTTCCGTAAGACCTCAGGCGAGATCACCAATGCGGGAGGCCTCTGGGACACGAGCGAAGAGATCTATCCCTATCTCGGCGCAGAGCCACGTATCTCTTCCAGGGATTGGACGTTCCCTGCAGGAGCAAACGTCGCGTTCAGTCACTTCCAGCAGGATAAGAACAAGCTCACGTGGCAGGGCTCACAGATCTGCTTCATTGGATGGGATGAGGTGACCCATTTCAGTGAAGAGATCTTTTTCTACATGCTCTCGCGCAATCGTTCTATGTGCGGAGTTCGCCCATATGTCCGTGCTACCTGCAACCCTGACCCGGACTCGTGGGTTCGTCAGTTCATTTCCTGGTGGATTGACGAAGAGACTGGATTGCCGATCCCTGAGCGGGATGGAGTAATTCGGTGGTTCGCTAGGAAGCTCGGGGTAATCCACTGGTTTGACAGCTTTGAGGAAGCTGCTGAGTATTTCGGCAGCCGGAAGAAGGCACGAAAGAAAGTCAAGTCGGTCACCTTCATCAGGTCCATGCTGGAAGATAACCAGATGCTGATGGAGAAGGACACAGGCTACGAGGCTTCGCTGGAATCACTGACATTAGTGGATCGTGAGCGACTTCGCGGTGGCAACTGGAATATCCGTCCTGTCGCGGGGATGTGCTTCAAGAAGACGTGGTTCAAGATCGTGGATGCGCACGAGAAACCCATGCGATGGGTTCGTGCATGGGATCGTGCGGCGACTCCTGTCACGGAACGGAGTAAGGATCCAGACTGGACTGCCGGCGTGAAGATGGGAATAATGGCGGATGGACGCTTTGTCATCTCGGATATCGTTCGTCTTCGTGGCACTCCACTCGAAAACAAGAACACGATCAAGAACATAGCCTCCCAGGATGGGACGGAGTGCACGATCGTTCTCCAGCAGGATCCAGGTAGCGCGGGAATCTACGAAATCTCAGATCTGGTCAAGGCTCTCGCTGGATTCATTGTTCGTCCTGATAAAGTCGAAAAATCCAAATATACAAGAGCAAAACCTCTTGCATCGCACGCGGAAGCTGGCAATGTTCTATTGGTTCGGGGCAAGTGGAACAAAGCATTCTTGGAAGAGGCTGAATCTTTCGTCGATGAAAAGACGGTAGACACTCCTCCAGGATATCACGACGACCAAGTCGACTCCGCTGCTTCGGCGTTCAATACCCTCTCGGCCGCACCGACTCCCCAGGTGAGATAAACCGTGATCACAAACCGTGATCCAAATATCGCTGATCCTTCGCACGAGGGGAAACTCGTCGCTGCATTGCAGGATGCAGTGGACTCGACGAAGAGCGCTCAGCCCGAGACGAATGCAAGCGAGCTCATCAAGATGCTGTCGCGTGTGAACGTGAGGCAGAGCGCGAAGGCTCGGTGGTTCTACAAGGGCAAGTGGAGGGATGCGGAGGAGATGACCAAGCTCTTCCCCTCGAACGAGATAACCATCCACGATCAGCATGGCCATCCCTTCTATGGGAGGCGGTCATGAACCTCGGCCGCGACTACGATCCCGCGATGGCTACGACCGCTCGCATCCGTGCGATGAGCGATGAGGAAGCGATCGCCTACGAAGCCGAGCTCCGCGCTCGTGCTCGCGTACAGGCCATGTGGCGTGAGGCCTTCTTCCGTATCGCTGTCGTCTGCAATGGAATGATTTCCGTGCTCGGTGGATGGAAGCTGGTCGACCTCATCTCCCTGCTGTGGAAGCACTGAAATGGCCAATCGTCAATTCTACCAGATGGATCTGCTGAGCGATCCGTTCGACCCGAGCACCTTCTACCTCCCAGTGAGCGATCGTGCCTCCACTGACGGAACGGGGTATCTCTCCTTCGACGATCTCGTGGATTCGCTCGTCAGCGAATACGATCTGCTCACCGGAACGGGGACGGCTGGTCAGCTCGCTGCATTCTCAGCCGCCGGCGTCCTCGGTGTGGTCCCCGTCAAGAACGCGAACAAGATCTACGCTGGCCCGACGACTGGTGCGGATGCTACCCCAGCGTTCCGTCTCCTCGTGAGCACGGACATCCCCGATCTCTCTTCGCTCTACATCACGCCCACGGATCTCACCGCTGCTCTCGCAGCGTATCTGACGATCGCCGATGCGATGACCGGATATCAGCCGCTCGATGCTGCGCTGACTGATCTCGCGGATAATGATCATCTGAATTCGCTCACCGTGGACGCGCTGGAAGTCGACCAAATAGTCGTCGTTTCCGGGACCGACAAATCGATCGGGAAATCCACTCTCGTGGGCGGGACTGTGACCGTTCCGAATACTCGCGCATCCGCGACGATGCACGTTCAGCACTCCAGGCAGGCTGCCGGAGGTACGCTCGGAAATCTCTCCATCGCCAACGTCGTCAACGGAGTTAGCTTCGACATCGTGTCGGACAACGCTCTGGATACGAGCGACGTGGCGTGGCTCATCATCGAACCTTCGTAAAGGAATACCATGCAGACCTTCTGTGAAGACGCGACGGCCGACGGCAACTATCCCTCAGCGGATGGCGTCAATCCGAGCAAGAACGACAACGTCGTGGTCGCATCAGGCGAGTTCGATGGAGCGACAGTCAAGTTCCAGATCTCCCCAGATGGGACGGCCTGGGTCGACATCGAAGACGCGAGCCTCACCGATGAGGGCACACTCCGCATCCAACTCTCCCAGCAGATGAAGGTGCGAGTCGTCATCTCCGGTGCAGGCGCGGGCACCGAAGTGACTGTGAAGGCTGCCTGACATGCCGCTCGTCACACCCCTCGTTGGTGGTGGAACCGGAAGGCCGAAGTTCGTCACCACCGTCGCTCCCTCGCTGTCCGGTGGCGGACACGTCGGCGAAGAGATCACCTGCAATCATGGGTCGTACACGCCGACTCCTGACAACTACCTCTATCAGTGGCTCGCCGATGGTCTCCCCATCTCGGGCGAAGACGAGGACACGTTCACTCCTGGTGAGGAATACGAAGGCGCTGAAATCAGCTGCCTCGTCTATCCCCAGTCGCTGATCTCCGGTCGCGCTGTCGCCACCGAATCCGATGTCATCACCGTTCTGCACGGTGCGGTCTGGACTGCGCGGGCGGGTGGTGCGACAAGCCAGTGGAACAAAGTCGCGAGCAACGGACTGGGAGTCCTGGTCGCAATCGCGAACTCGGGAACCAACGGCAATCGCACCATGCGATCCACCGATGGAGGCCAGACGTGGGCTCCGGTCGCAGCCGCCTCGGCCTCCAACTGGCAGAGCGTCTGCTATGGGAACGGACGATTCGTCGCCTGCGGTACTTCTCCCAGTGGTGCGCAGAACACCGACATCATGTTCTCCACGGACCAGGGCCTGACCTGGACGCACGCCACCACGACCCCGAATAACAACGGTCACATGGACGTCGTCTATGGTGGCGGTAACTTCGTGGTCGTCAGCCTGAATGGCACCGGCAATCGCTCGATGTACTCGACCGATGGCGGCGTCACCTGGACCGATTCGACTGGCGCTCCGGACAACATCTGGAACGCTGTCGCTTTCGGGAACGGCGTGTTCGTGGCAGTCGCGGAGAGCGGCACGAATCGCACGATGCGCTCGACGGATGGTGGTGCGACATGGACTGCAGTCGCCGCAGCCTTCGCCTCGAAGTGGGTGAAGATCGCGTACGGCAACGGTCGCTTCGTGGCTGTCGCGATCGAAGCTCTGGTCGCCAACGCGATCATGGTCTCCGACGATCTGGGTCTCACCTGGGCGAAGAAGACCGCTCCTGCTGCGAACGACTGGCGCGGTATCGCCTACGGTGCAGCGACGTGGGTCGCTGTCTCGGCGACCGGCACCGGGAATCGGGTGATGACCTCGGTCGACAACGGGGACACCTGGGTCTCGCACAACGCAGCGAACGACTACAACTGGCAGGACGTCTGCTGGGATGCGACTGCCGAACTCTTCTGTGCCGTCGCGAATAGCGCTCAGGCCAACTGTGCGATGACCGCCCCATGAACTTCATCGACCGAATGAGAATGGGCCTCGCGCTCGCGGTCACACCGAAGCTCACCGAGAAGAGTTCGCTGATCGGTAACACGATCAGCTTCTTCGCTTTGGGTCAGCCGATCTGGACGCCTCGTCAGTACGATGAACTGACGAAGGTCGGCTACCAGATGAACGTGATCGGTTACAAGGCGATCACTCTCATCACCAGAGCATTCGCTGGCATCGACATCGGCCTCTACGAAGCGGATGGCGATGAGGTCGAAGAGCACGAGGTTCTGGATCTGCTCAAGCAGCCGAATCCCTTCCAGTCAGGCCGGAAGTTCCGTCGCAACCTGATGGGCTACTTCTGCCTGGATGGGAACGCCTACGTGGAAGGTGTGGACAGCGACGTCGACAATGGCGATGCGCTCAAGGCTGGCCCGCTCATGGGCGCGCCGATCGAGCTCTACACGCATCGTCCCGATCGCATGACGGTTCTTCCCTCGCCCCTCGGCACGCCGATGGGATTCGAGTACCGCGCCAATGGCCGCAAGCGGACGTGGCTCGTCGATGAATCGGATGGTTCGGGTCCGATGATCCACATCAAGATGTTCAATCCGCTGGACGATTGGTATGGCATGTCGCCGATCGAGGCGGCGGGATGGAGCATCGATCAGCACAACGAGTCGAGCAAGTGGAACAAGTCGCTGCTCCAGAACGGTGCACGCCCCTCAGGCGCGATGGTCTACAAGCCTTCGGGCGTGATCGGTGCGACCCTGACCGCCGAGCAGTATGAGCTCTTCAAGAAGCAGCTCGAAGAGAAGATGCAGGGTGGGAACAACGCTGGCACCCCCCTCATCATGGACGGAGGTATGGAGTGGCAGGAGATGGGCATGTCGCCCAAGGATATGGACTGGCTCCAGGGCCGGAACAATTCCGCACGTGAGATCGCGATGGCCTTCGGTGTTCCCGCCCAGATGCTCGGCATCCCCGGCGACAATACCTACAAGAACATGGAGGAAGCTCGCGCTTCGTTCTACGAGGAGACGGTCATTCCTCTGGGGAAGGAACTTCTCGAGTCGCTCAGCAACTGGCTTCTCCCCGCCTATGGTCTGGAGGGCCACGAGCTTCGCCTCGAAGAGGACAACATTTCTGCTCTCTTCCCCAGGAGAGCCGCGAAGTGGACGATGATCAAGGACGCTCCGCTCACCACGAACGAGAAGCGTAGGGAGCTCGGCTATGATGACCTTGAGAGTCCTCTGGCTGATGAATACCTTGTTCCTTCTGGGGTTACTCCTCTGGATGATCTCGGTGCTACTGAGGACCAAGTCATGCCGGACGGCACGGTCGTTCCGGGCTCCGACCCCCATTCTGCCAACCGAGAGGAAGGCGACGATTCGGCTGAGGAAGACGATTCAAAGATTCCTCCGAAGGATGGCGAAGAGGAAGGCGACGAGGAGAAGCCCAAGAAAAAGCCGAAAGCTCCGCCTGTGAAGAAGTCGGCATCGGCTCTTCGCAACGCAGTCAAGCGACTTGAGGGTGTGTACCCTCACCCGCGGAGGCGTGGGTGAACAAGCGTCGCGCAATCTACTTCAAGCAGGAAGAGCTTCGTCGCTCCCTCGAGCGTACGCTTCGCGTGCGTGTCGGACAGGAGCTTCGCTTCACTGCTCGGAATGCTGCGCGACTCTACCCGGCTTGGGAGTCAGCGATCGCATCTCATGCGATGCGCCTGCACTCCATCCTCGAGAACTTCTACATGATCGCTCTGCAGAAGTCCACGAGCGCGCTCAATAAGCAGGCCCTCAAGTCTGGCTTCTCCTGGATGGAGATCAAGGCGAAGGCCGATGGTCTCGGCCGCGAACAAGCAAAGTGGGCTCGCGACAATGCTGCGAAGAAGGTCGGGGAGATTACCAAGACTACTCGCGGCAAGATCGCTGACGCCATCACGCGTGGCACCGAAGAGAACCTCAGCGACAGCGAAATCTCCAAGCTCATCATCCGCCGTGCGGGTGGTAGCATCACGAACTCCCGTGCGCTGATGATCGCTCGCACCGAGTCGCATTCTGCTGCGCAGGCTGGAGGCCTGATGGCGGCTCAGGCTCTGGGAGTGGTACAGTCCAAGGAGTGGATCGCCGCTGAAGACGAGCGCACTCGCGAATCACATGCCGATGCCGATGGCCAGATCGTGGACATCGACGACAACTTCTCGGTGGGCGACGCCTCACTCTCCTTCCCAGGAGACCCGGACGGTCCCGCGGAGGAAATCATCAACTGTCGGTGCGTGGTCAAATACGGCATCCACGCTGCCGACGAAAACCTACAGGACGCAACATGAGCATGGAATACAAGAACTGCTCCTTCGAACTCAAAGCCCTTAGCGATAAGGGAGAGTTCGAAGGCTACGCCACGAAGTTCAATGAGGTCGATCGCGAAGGGGACATCATGCTCCCCGGTTGCTACGACAAGACCTACGAGGAGCACAAGGCAGCCGGCACTCTGCCGTCTCTGCTCTGGAACCATAAGCTCGATCTTCAGTGTGGAGATCTCCTCGCTGTCGACATCGACAAGATCGGTGTCAAGGTGAAGGGTGTGGTCTGGAAGGACCAGGGAATCCCGAGCGCGAATCAGGCGTGGAACATGCTCAAGGGAACTGGCGTGAAGGCCATGTCCCAGGGATTCATGATCCGTGCGCGTGGTGCGATCCCCGCTGGCGTGAAGGCGAAGCGCGCCATCGCCGAGACCGAGTGGCTCGAGACTTCCTTCACCTCCATCCCCATGCTCAAGTCCGCGCTGATCACCAGCGTGAAGAGCTTGGATATCATCTCTCTCTCCCAGGCCGAAGAGATCCTGCGCGACGCAGGCTTCTCCCACTCGGAGGCGAAAGCCTTCATCAGTGGCCTCAAGAAGGGAATGGAACCGCCTCGTGACGAGGTCGCTCCGGCCCTCGCAGCGCTCAAGAAAGTCGGCGACCTCTTCGCGTCGAAGAAGTAGCCAAACCAACCTCAGCACAGAAAGAACACCACATGTCGGAAGTCGAAATGAAGGCATTCACGGACGCCGTCGAGAAGCTCGGCAGGAACTTCGAAGAGTTCAAGCACGAGAACGACGTTCGTCTCAAGGACATCGAGAAGAAGGGCAAGACCGATCCTCTGCTCACCGAGAAGCTCGAGAAGATGGACAAGGCCATCGGCGAGTTCGCCTCCGAGAAGGACAAGCTCGTCCTCAAGATGAAGCAGCTCGCCGCTGCTCGCTCGACCGGCGACATCGAGGAGACCGAGGAGCAGATCGAGGCCAAGAGCCTGTTCCGCGAATTCCTCGTCGAGGGCAAGCACACCAAGTCCGTCGGCAGCCCCGAGTTCTTCGTGAACAAGTTCATCCCCGAGAGCAAGGGTGGCAAGCTCGAGCGCAAGTCCATGTCGGTGATGAGCGATCCGGATGGCGGCTTCATGGTCACTAACGACATGAACGGTCGCATGATCAAGAAGCTGCACGAGACCAGCGATATGCGTCGCGTGGCCAGCGTGCAGACCATCTCGGGCGCCGCCCTCGAAGGCATCCGCGATCTCGATCAGGCGGACTACGGCTGGGTCGGTGAGAAGTCGGATCGGCCCGAGACCTCGACGCCCGCCCTGAAGGCGTACCTGATCCCGGTGCATGAGATGTACGCCATGCCCATGGTCACCCAGACCCTGCTCGACGACGCGAACTTCAACCCCGAGCAGTGGCTCGCGGACAAGGTCGCCGATCGCTTCTCGCGCGCCGAGAACGACGCGTTCGTGAACGGCACCACCAACGTGAAGCCCCGTGGCTTCCTCGGCTATCCCGTCGGCACGACCAACCCCGGTCAGGTCGAAGAGATCGCTTCGGGCACCAACGCCGTGATCACCCCCGACACCATGTTCGATCTGGTGACCGCGCTGAAGTCGCCCTATCGTGCGAACGCGCAGTTCGGCATGCATCGCCTCACCACCGCCCTGCTCCGCAAGATCAAGGACGGCGAGGACCGGTACCTCTGGGATCCGGGTCTCAACGGCAAGATGCAGCAGCAGTTCCTCGGCTACGCGATCAACGAGTTCAACGATATGCCCGTGCCGGCCAACGGCTCGCGCAGCATCGCCTTCGCCGACTGGAAGGAGTTCTACCTGATCGTCGACCGTGTCGGTATCCGCACCCTGCGCGATCCCTACACCTCGAAGCCCTACATCAAGATCTACGTCACGAAGCGCACCGGTGGCGACGTGACCAACTTCGAGGCCGGCAAGACCTACCGCCTCGGGGCCTGATCCGTCTCACCCAGGAAATGAACGTCCCATCCTCTGGTGTGTTGCCAGAGGATGGGTTGGTTCTCAAACTCAATCTCAAGGAACAATTCCATGCAGCGTGATCTCGTTTCCAACCTCCTCCTGGCGCTGTGCATCGCGCCGGTGGACGTCACCGCCGATGTCGACGGCGTCGGTGTCGACGTTCGCAACTATGAGTCCTCGATCCTCTTCGCCTCGGGCGGAGCGATCGTGGCCGCCGGTCTCGTCACGCCGAAGGCGTACGAGTCCGACGACTCGACCAATGGCACCGATGGCACGTGGACCGCAGTCGCGGCCGCGGATCTCCAGGGTGCCTTCGTGGCGCTGACCGCTGGCTCCGTCCAGAAGGTCGGCTACGTCGGTCGCAAGCGGTGGGTCCGCGTCAGCGCGGACTACACCTCGGGCACGTCCATCGTGTTCTTCTCAGGCGTGATCGCGGGTCGCCCGCACTCGGCCCCGGTCGCCTGAGGACTGCGAGGACTTGACTACGTGTCCTCCCACGTAGGCCAATACCTCCTCGCCACGAAAGTCCAGACAAGGACGAAGGCAAGATAGTCCGGCATCTGGCACCAAACTTCGGTCAACCCTAGAACAGGAATCATCATGAAGATCAAATTCATCAAGCCCCTGCGCATCGCGCTCGGCGGCATCGACGTGAAGAAGTACGAGCCCGGGCAGGTCATCGAGGATCCTCACCAGGACGTGCTCGCCGACCCGTCCTACTTCGAAATCGTCGATGAGGAAGCTCTCGCCGCGCAGAAGCTGCACGACGACAAGCAGTCCCTGCGCGATGAGATCGTGAAGACCGAGACCCGTGTGGTCCAACTCCACGACGAGTTCGAAGCGCGCTTCGGTGAGAAGCCCTTCGCCGAGGCCGACACCCTCGACGACAAGGACGGCGATGGGGATCAGGACGACGACAACCTCGGAGACCCGGAAGACAAGAACAACGACAACTTCTGGGAGGATGTCACCCTCGACGAGGGCACCAAGGACGAGCGCACCGAGCGGCAGCGCATCGTGAAGAAGCACGAAAAGAAGAAGTCCAAGAAGAAGGGAAAGTAAGTCGTGAAGAAGTACAACGAGGTAATCAGCGGAACGGAGCCTGTGACGGCCGCTCAACTGGCTGCGTCGTTGTACGTCACGGATCCGGCGCAGAACGCGAAGCTCGAGAACCTGATCATCGTCGCTCGTCAGCAGATCGAATCCCACTGTCGCATCGCGATCGTCAAGCGGACGTACACGATGTTCATGGATGGGTTCGGGTATGGGTACCGGAGGGATCGGCAGGAGTGGTGGAATGGCGTGCGTGAGGCTCCCATCTCGGAGCTCCACTGCGTCCCCAGAGAGATCTATCTCGGGTACCCTCCGCTCCGGTCCGTGACCTCTGTCTCCACCTTCAATGATGCTGACGAGGAGACGGTCTTCGCTGCCGGTGGATACTACGTGGACAATGCTTCCATGCGGCAGCAGGGCCGCGTCGTTCTTCGCCAGGGAGGTATCTGGCCGGTCGCTCTTCGCGTGGCGAACTCGGTCAAGGTGGTGTTCGTCGCGGGCTACGACGATGGTTCGGTTCCGGCCGAGATCAAGCAGGCGATCATCGGCGTGGCCTCGTGGCTCTACGCCAATCCTGGGGACTGCGACAAGAACTGCACCGAGATGTGCGGAGCCGCAGCCCTCGTCAAATCCTTCGTGGTCTACTTCCCCAAATGAGCATCGAACTCTGCTCTGGCGATCTCAAGACTCCGGTCTCCTTCGGTAAGGAGAGCGCTACCGGAGATGCGATCGGTGGTCAGACCATCCAATTCACCATGATGGTTACCACGAATGCGAAAGTCGTGGACATCAGCGGTCGCGAAGAGTACAAGACTCAGTCGCGTCGCACGGTGAAGACTTACAAGATGACGATGCGCTACAACCCCTCGATCGTTTCCAAGATGAACGTTCGCTGGAAGGGGAAGGAAGGCGTGATCGTGGATGTGAACAACGATGAGGAAGCCGACAAGTGGCTCGTCCTCAAGGTAGAGGAGAACATCGGTGAGTAGAGTAGTGAGCGGTACCATCAAGGGGGTTGATACCCTGCGCCTGAAGCTCGCCGCTCATCTCAAAGCGGTGAATGACAAGACGCTGATCGCTCTGAAGAAATCGGCGGTGCTGATCCAGGCATCCGCAGTCTCGAAGATCCAGAAGGGGCCGAAGTCTGGTCGTCAGTACGGCGATCACAAAGCCTCTGCTCCTGGAGAAGCGCCTGCTACCGACACCGGTAGGCTCGTTCGCAACATCGGGTTCGAGATCGACACCGATCGCAAGGAAGCGACCGTCATCTCGCGCGCGCCCTACTCCGCTCCGCTGGAGTTCGGCACCAACGATGGGAAGATCCTCCCTCGTCCGTTCATGCAGCCCTCGTTCCTCGAGAATCTCCCCGAGATCCGTCTCTTGCTGAAGGAAGCCGCTCGTGGGTGACTTCACTATTCCTCTACGTGCTGCTCTGATCGCGCGCTTCAGCGCTGATGCCGGACTGCTCGCCCTCATCAAGGCCGACGGTGGAGTGCCGCGCATCTGGGACAGTGTCCCTCCAGAAGAGGTCTTCCCTTACATCCGTCTGGGAGATGACAGCTTCTCCGACTATGGTGACAAGAGCGAACCGGGTCAGGAGAACTACTCCAACTTCCACATCTTCGACCGCAACCCGAAGTCGGGTTATCGCGGACAAAAGAATGTGAACCTGATTCAGGCCCGTCTCTACGCACTCCTCCACGAGAAGCAGATGGACGTCGAGGGCGGACAGGCGTACCTCATTCGCTTCTCCTCCCAGAGAGTCCTCACGGATGATGGGCTCATGTGGCACGGCATCTCTCGGTACCGTTTTCTCATCTCCTAACCTCCTTAGAAAGGAATTCCCATGACGGTTCTCACTCAGGTCCCCGCCAACGTTCGTCCCGATACGACCAAGGCTCTCGAAGCCGGTAAGGTCGGTGAGGCGGTCGTCGCCGGCAACGTCATCTACCGCAACACTGTCACCAATCGCTGGTGGAAGTACGACGCCGATGGCACCGATGCCGCGACTCAGCTCGAGCTCGCGATCGCGATGAATTCCGCGCCCGGCGCCGAGCAGCCCATCCAGTTCCAGCGCCTCGATGGCTCGCTGATCAACGTCGGTTCCGCTGTCGAAGTCGGCCGGTCCTATTGGGCTGCCGGTACCGGCGGCGGAATCCAGGACAGCTACCCCGACACCGGCGACAATGCCGTGTTCATCGGCGTCGGCAAGACCACTGCGCTCATCGAGACGCAGATCCGCAACTTCGGTGTGGTGGCTCCCGCGCCCATCGACACCAGCCCCTGATCCACCACTCCACCACCGTCTACAAAGAAAGATAGGCCATGACCAAGTATCTCGGAAAGGACTTCACGGTGTTCTCAATGGACATCGCGTCGGCCACCAATCCCATCAAGGTCGCGACGATGCGGACCACTTCGCTCGCCCTCGCGACCGACCAGATCGATGTCACCGAGAAGGATTCCATGCCGCATCGTGCGCTCATGGAAGGTGGTGTCCGTTCGAGGGACATCTCCCTCGCCGGCATCATCAGCAACGCGGCGATCCTGATGCAGCTGCTCGGCGACGCCAACGTCGGCCGGATCCGCTACTTCAAGCTCGTCTCGGGCCTGGGCTACACCTTCGTCGGCCTGTTCCAGGTCGCGAAGTGCGAGCTCTCCGGTGACCACGACAAGGAAGAGGTCTACACCCTCAACCTGATGTCGTCCGAAGAGATCATCTTCACGCCGCCCGCCTGATCCGTCCAACCATCATCACCATCAACTAAGAAAGGGAACCCATGGAAACCCCTCCCGTGGCTCCCGACGGTACCATCTCTATCACCCTCGGCGACAAGACTTTCGTCATGAAGCCCAGCATCCGAGCCCTCATGGGTATCGAGCTGGCGGCCGATCTCGGCATCGCGAAGATCATCCAGCTCATGGGAACTGGCGATGTTCGCTACGTGCACGTGATCCACATCATCCACCAGGGAATCCTCGCAGGTCCCGACAAGTTCAACTGTCCTCCGATCGAAGAGATCGGCAAGTGGCTGGTCGGTGGCGGAATGGCCTACGCTTCAACAGTGATCACTCCATTCCTCGTGGAGGCGCTGAAAGCATCCCCAAAAGAAAAATGAGCCGAGCCTCGGGAGGCCCAGGGCGTGATGACTCTGGTGGGGTTTCTTGGTTGAACTTCATCGCTTCGGCGGTGTTGTTCTTCCAGATTCAGCCTTCCGAGGCTTGGCTCTTATCTCCCCAGGAGTACTGGTGCATCTTCGATATGAAGATGGATATGAATAAACCGAAGGTGGACTACCCCACACCTGAGGAATCGGCGGCCCAAGAACGCGACCTAGCTCGCAGAGGAATCATCTGATGTCAGTCATTGACGAACTCGTAGTCAAGGTTACGATCGACAACGTCGGGTTCGTCTCTGGCCTCAAGCAGACGCTCTTCTCTGCCGAAGCCTGGAAGCGACAGATGATCCCTACCATGAAAGGTATGGATCAGGCGTTTGGCTCAATCATCAAATCCGTGAAGAACCTCTCCATCGGCATCGCTGCCGTTGGAGCAGGTATCGGCACGATCATGGTGAAGAATTCGATGGAAGCCATCGACGCAATGGCAAAGCTGTCCGATAAGACAGCGATCAATATCGAAACGCTGTACGGATTCAAGGTCGCAGCCGAAGACGTTGGTGTCAGCCTAGAATCGGTGACAGCTTCGGTTACGAAGATGCAGAAGAACGTTTCCGCTGCAGTGCAGGGAAACGTGGAGATGGAGAATGCCTTCAGGGATATCGGGCTGGAGGTGAAGAACCTTCGTGCTCTCTCCCCAGAAGACGCATTCCTCAAGGTGGTGGATGCACTGAATCAAGTGGAGAATCCTTCAGATAAGATTCGCCTGAAGATGCAGCTTCTGGGGAAGGGTGCCAATGAGCTGACCAACTTCCTAGCGCTCGGCTCTGAGAAGCTGGCGGAGTATACCCAGAAGGCCAAGGATCTCGGCTTCACGGTCAATCGTATTGATGCAGCCAAGGTGGAGATGGCGAATGACGCCTTCACTTCTTTCGGCACTGCGATCGAAGGTGTTAGTAATCGCCTCGCGGTGGAGCTTGCTCCGTACCTGAAGGCTGTCGCAGACATGTTGACGGAAGCCGCGACGAAGGGCGATAAGTTCCAGAGCATCATCGAAAGTGCTGTGGATATCGGCATCAAGGGCTTCGCGTTCCTCGCTGATCGTGTGCTCGATGTTCGTACCGGTTTCATGGGCCTGATGGTCGTAGCTGCAAGCATCTCTGATGCGTTCTACGCTGTCATGGAAGCAGTCGGCCCCGTTCTTCAGTACATCTGGGAGTTCGTGAAGAAGGTTGCGAATGCGATCAAGATCGACTTTCAGGCTATGGGTTTGGGAGTAGAGGCTGTCTGGAAGGGATTGAAGTATGCGGTCGCAGTGTTCGTGGAGTATGCTGCGCAGCAACTCGGCATCCTGATGGATCAGCTTGCGAGAACCGCAGCGTTCTTCGACGAAGACATGGCTGAGTCCATGCGCGATGCATCATTCACCATGACGCGTGCAGTGGGTGGGTTCCGCGCATCAGCGGAGCAGGATCTGCAGTCCGTCAACAAGAAGTCGGAAGCTCTCGCTGAAGAAATCGAAAAGCACTTCGCCACGGCGTTTGACTTCAGTGGAGTGGACACCAGCATCTGGGCGAAGCTGAAGGGCCACTCGGAAGATTTCCTCGCAGATACGAAGGCGAAACTGGGAGAGTTGCTCAACACCGAGTATCCTTCGGAGGGAATCGTTGCGTGGTTCGAAACCGCTAAGGCGAAGGCCAAGGAACTCGCCGAAGAGATCGCGAAGGCTGCACCGGGCGGCGCTGGAAGCAAGGCTCCGACTCCGCAGGTGGATGAAGAGGAGTTCGACGCATACCGGAAGAGGTTGCTTGAGCAGCAGCAGCAACTCCTCGATGATGCGAAAGGATTCGAGAAGAATAAGAATCTCGAAATCGAAGTGATGACCCAGGGTCACCTGAACGAGATCAATCGTCAGGAGGAGGAGGCCCTCGCGAAAAACATGGCGCTCTGGAAGAGTGGTCATAAGGGGAAGTTGGAGATCGCGGCCGGCATGCTCAGCACTCTTTCCTCTCTCCAGAACACGCACTACCGGAAGGCGTTCGAAGTCGGCAAGGCTGCCGCCATCGCGGAGACCACGATCAATACCTATAAGTCTGCGACGGCCGCCTACTCCTCGCTCGCTGGGATTCCCATCGTCGGTCCTGCTCTCGGTGCTGCCGCCGCTGGTGCAGCCATCGTCGCTGGTCTCAACAACGTGAACAACATTCGCGCCTCCACATTCGGTGGCGGTGGAGGTGGAGGCGGTGGTGGTGGTGGCGCGGGTGGTGGAGCTCCGGCCGCTGCAGTCAATAGTTCTTCCAACGCTGCTCCGAAGCAGAGCGTCACGAAGAACTACACCATCGTCGGCGATAGCTTCGGCCAGAAGCAGGTGCGCCAGATGATCGACAATGTGAACGATGGGCAGGATGATGGTGCCGTAATCAACGTCAAGGCTCGGAGACGGTAATGAACAAGGCCATCATTCTGTACGACAATGTGATGCGTGTCTCAGGCGCGGTCACATCTTATTCCGGGACAGAGGAGTCGGGCTTCGAAGTAGAGAACGCCTACGACTGGCGGGACTTCAGCCTCTTCCGTGCCGAAGACGGCGACTCAATCGTAGACACGATAGTAGAAGGTGAGACGTTCGTGGACTGCGCCGTGGTGTGGTTCGCTGACCGTGAAGATGGTGCGGTAATTCAGCTATTCGCCGAGCTGACGACCGGAGTCTTCACTCTACTTGCTACCTTCACGCTCGAGAATGGCGGGCAGACGATGCAGATCACATCGTTCACCGGTGTGACGATCCCTGATGGAAAGCGACTGCGTTGGTACATCACCGCCGGTGCCGAAGCACTCGATATTCGTCAGCTCTGCGCTGGTCGTAGGCTCGTCAACCCAATCGGACAGTATGTCGGACAGACGCCGGTCAATCTCTTCCAGGGAGTGGTCACGAACAACGTGATCGCGGTCAATGGTTCCATCATCGGTCGGAATTACCGCCGACTAGAGCGTCGCGATACGATCAAGTGGGATTACGTCACGCCCGAATTCGTGAGAGATTCGTGGGAACCGTTCACGAAGCACTGCGCGAGGAGGGCGTTCTTCTATCAGTGGGCTCCCACCGACTTCCCCCAGGAAGTGGCCATGGCTTCTATGGAGGAGCTCATTGCTCCTTCCAACATGATGCCTCCTCCGAAGATGCTGGTGACGATGCCTATCCTCGCTCTGGTTGGAGAAGAATCGGAAGCTGGTGATGCGCCGACACCCGACGCTGCCCCAGTCGCCCTCACGTCTCCCGAGATTACCGCCGCTGTCAGCGGTAGCGAGGCCGAGTTCGACGCGGGTACCTACGGTGGCGCTATCCCGATCACGCTCACTTACCGCTGGTTCCTTGACGGAGTTTTGGATGGGACCGGCGACTCCTACACCCCAGACATCGGGGATGTCGGGAAAGAGCTCGTCCTGGAGGAGACGGCGACCAACGCCTACGGCTTCGTCGTGCAGACTAGCGACCCCTTCGAGATCACTACGGGGGTCCCGTCAGTACCCGTTTCAGGTTACACGGTATGGCTGGAGCCGTCGTATGGTAAGACGGAAGTTGGTGGAGAGATAACATCGTGGCTCGACAAGAGCGGCTACGGGAATCACTTCACTCAGGTCGCGAACGATTACCCTATCGCTGTAGCGGCGGACGCGACTGGATATACATCGCTAGGATTTGATCGCACTCGTGGCCTTCGTTGTCCGACGACTATCCCTTGGGATCCGGTGGTCGGTATCAGCGTAGTCTTGGTCGCCAAGGGTGACGCCGCAGCGGGCGGCCCGAACCAGACGGTGATCTGGTCAACTGGCGGTACGCCAGGGACGTTCAACGGTGCGGTGCTGTTCGGCTCTCCCGCGTTCTCGGATAGGAGTGTGCTGTCGGCGAGCAGCTACGGGGTGTCGGGCAGCTCCATTCTGTCCAACTCCGCGCGCAGCGCAGATCCAGAAGTTGTGGTGGGACGCGCGAACACTATCGCCAGTCTGGCCATGTACCAGACGACAGGTGGTCACTCAGTCGACTCGGCCTGGAGCATGGGCGTCACCACCACGCCGGCGACCGCCCTCACGGCCATCGGGTTCGACACGGATCCGGGCGGCGACGGCTTCACCGGTAAGATCTACGAGGTGCTGATCTTCCCGCGTCGTCTGACGAACGACGAGACGAACGACCTGATCGCTTGGGCAGAAGCTAAGTACTCGATATGAGCTACGACGTCCTGAAGAAATCGATGGGGAAGCAGTTCATCGTCATCGTTGAACTCTATATTGATTCGTGCGTGAATACGTACGGAGTCGCGCCTTGCACTGCTTCCATCCCAGGAACTGGATCGCAGAAGTGCTTCAACACTCTGTCGTCCTGTCAGGACACGGCGCACTACGATCGTGGTGATGAAGCTGACCGTAAGATCTTCCGCTTCGCAACGACTCGCGTGGATGGAATTCAGCAGGAAGGCGACTCCCCCACCTTCCCCACTCTTCGCTCAGTAGACACTGCACCAACGAAGCTGGAGCCGGGCAAGGGATTCGGCATTCGTTCGTCCGTCGTCATGTCCATCATGGATCATCCGTGGACGGACATCGGCACTGATCCGTATGTTCGCGATCGTACCTACTCCCCAGATTCGCAGGGCTCTTTCTGGGGGAAGTGGCTGGCTCGCAATCCGAACTACGAGGGTCGTCGCGTTGACGTCCTCACCGGATACCTGACCGAGGCTGGCGCCTACATCCCTTCGAACTTCCGTCGTCGCACGTACCAGCTGAACAAGATCAACGGGCCGGATCCGGATGGCGTCGTCAGTATTGAGGCGAAGGACCCCCTGAAGAAGGCTGACGTAGACAAGGCGCAGTGGCCTCCAGCGAGTCAGGCAGTCCTGTCGACGGAGATGCTGGATGGCGATACCACGATCTTCTTCGGTGATCCCGATGGAGAGCTCGCTGCATCGCTGGCCAATGACCAGCCGTACATCCGTGTGGATGATGAGATCATCAAGCTACTCATCGTCAATGACGATGGCGGCGGGTTCTACTCAGCCGTTGTGCAGCGTTCCACCGCTCCGGACATCTATGATGATTCGCTGAACGAGCAGGTCCAGCACGATGTGGGAGCGGCGATTCAGCCCTGCTACTTCTTCAATGAAGCTCGTGTGGATGAAGTTCTTCTCGTTCTTCTGCGCGACGCTGCGCTGATCGAACCTGGATACCTCCCAGTAGCGACGTGGGATCTGGCAGTGCAGGAAGGTGGTCTCGATAATTACCTGATGACCGCGCTCCTCACCGAGCCGACCGGCGTGAATGATCTGCTCGTCGAGCTGTCTCAGCATGGTGTCTATATGTGGTGGGATGAGCGCGAGCAGGAAGTCCTGATCAAGTCTCTCATCACCCAAGACTTCGATGGTGATCCCTACAACGAGAACACCGACATCATCTCCGGGTCTATTCAGGTGACCCGTGATGTAAAGAATCGCGTTTCGCAGGTGACGTTCTACTTCGGGCTCCGGTTCCCCACGATGGACCTGGAGCAGAAGACATCGTACAGTGCATGGCAGGCGAAGCGTGATCTTCAGGCGGAGAGCCCTGAAGAGTATGGTCAGAAGAAGATCGTGGAGATCTTCTCGCGCTGGCTTCCCTCCCAGAAGGCTGCTACGGCGAGTGAGATTGGGACTCGTCTCCTTCGCTCGTACCGCGACAGCAAGATCATCCTCTCCATGTCGCTCGACCCGAAGGACGACGATGCGTGGACTGGGGATGTGGTCGGTGTCGTCAGTGCCCTGATCCAGGACTCCACTGGTGCTCCTCTTTCGAAGAACTATCTCGTCCTCCAGGTGGACGAAAAGATCGCCGACAGCGGAGTGGTGTACGACTACCTGATGCAGGGTGAGAGTACCCTGCGCCGCGCTGGAGTGATCACTCCTAATCAGGATATAGACATTCTCCAGTTCGATGGCGATGATCTCTACACCGGTCCAGAACTCCTGGTCGTCGGTGATGGAACTGCATTCCCAGATTATGATGTTGCGTCAGCCGCGCTGAAGGCACGCTACGCATTCATCGCTCCTGACTCCGGCGTCTTTGACGACGGAAAACCCGCTTACCAGATTAGGTGAACCATGGTCTACGATCCTATCCTGAACAGTGAAATCGACGCAGAGAGCCCGATCACCGAATCGCTGGTGACTCGTATCCGGGACAACCCGGAAGCTGTCCATGCGGGTGACCCGACTGTTCCCGACGACAAGCGCATCCTCTTCCCCGTGGCCATGCGCACGGACGAGGTGGACGTCACCGCTCGTGCAGCGCCCGATGGTATGGGTGGAGTCAAGTGGGTGGGTGGTGGCTTCGAAGGAAACGGGATGGACGGTATCATCACCGCCATCACGAAGGGCGAGTACCACGCGACCTCCGGCAACATCTCCACTCCCCAGACTCCGACGGGGTTCGTGGAGATCCATGTCGAGGACGACATCGTCATCAGTGGAACGATCGTCAGTTCCCTTCGTCTGGTGATCAAGGCTGGTGGAAACGTCACGCTAAGTGGCGCGATCACTTGCCGTGGGCTCGAAGTCCGCTGCGGTGGAAACCTCAGCATCTCTGCCGCGCTGAATGCCCACAGTGGATCCACGCCCGACATCGAGAACGGTGAGTACGACGAGATCGGCGTAGCTCGGTTCTATGTTGGTGGAGACATGTCCATCACCAGTACCGTGATCGCGAATGACATTCTCGCCTTCGTTCTCGGTGATGCTGAAATCACTGATACGGTGACCGCTCTCTGGCTCGGTTCCGGTTCCATCCTCAATACTGGTCTCCCCGGTACCGGCTGGGGAACGCTGGACGGTAGTGGAGAGAACAACGGGAACACTCACAGCAGCACCGGCTCGGGCGGCGATGGCGGTGGTGGCGGTGGTGGAACGGGTGGTGGCTACGGTGGACGCGTGGATGGGCTGCCGGGAGTGCGTGCGCCGGGCGACAGGATGCGTGGTGGCCATCAGCTCTATGCCCTGCCCATGCGCTACCTCCGTCGGGGTGGTGGCGCAGGAAGCTCGCGGGACGTCTCTGGCGGGGACGGTGGCGGCCGCATCTCCCTGTACGTTGACGGTGACCTGGACATGACTGGCGGTCAGCTGATCGCGGTCGGTGAAGCTGGCATCTCCAGCGGTTCGCAGGACTCGGGCGGTGGTGGCGGTGGGACCGTGCGCGTCGCCTGTAAAGGGACGATCAACAACGGAGTCTTCCCCGTGGATGGCGGGGATGGTGGCCCGGCCGATGGTGGTGGTGGTGGTGGCGGTGGCTCGTTCCTCGTAGCCAGTGGCTATAGTGGAACGCAGACGCAGACCTCCACCGGTGGTTCATCCTCCCAGGGTGAATTCGGAGAAACCGGAACGATCATCAAGGACACGCGGACTGCGGACCAGATCCAGGATCTGGTTGGTCTGGGGGTGTTCGATGTCTAACGATACGCCAGGGAAGGTTCCCACCGTCACGGAGGATACCTACTTGAAGACCAATATCAAGACGATCGTTGTTCTGATCTGCGGAGTTTTCGCTGGTACCATGTTCTTCGCCACTGTCATGTGGAAGCTCGAAGGCATCGCCAAACAGCAGGAGGCTGATATCAGTGAGCGAGCGAAGCAATATGCTGAGCTAGCGACCAAGATCGAAGAGAGCTCAAAGGCCAGTATCTGGCGCATCAACTATCTATTCAAGATCCTCAACCTCGACAACCCCTTCGAAGGAATCTATCGTGTACCGACTTCTCCAACTGCCTCTGGTCCTACTCTGCCTGATCGTGGCCATAACCCTTAGCGGTTGCAACGTCTCCAGCTCGACGCTGAAGGAAATGGAGCAGGGCGCGATTGCCGGGACATTCAACGGACAACCCGTCGAGATCCGCTGGGCTCGTCAGAAGAATGGCGAGGTGAAGGTGGACCTCAACATCCCGATCAATCCGCAGACAGCGGCCAAGGTGATCGCCAGTGCTACTCCCTGGGGAGAGATCATCCTCGGCGGTATGACGCTGCTGACCGGAGCGCTCGCGGGGCATCAGGCTGCCGCTGCGAAGAAGGAGCGGAACCGAGCGGACTTCCACGAGAAGGATGCTGAAGAGGGCTACCAGAAGCTGGACAGCGCCAATCGTCAGCTTGTGGAAATGGCCAAGCAACTCCCTCCGACCTAGGTTCGGTTCGTTCCCTTAAGCGTGACCAGAGTCGCCTTCAGCTGGCATTCGGCGCAGACATCCTTTCCTTCAAGTCTCACCCAGGACGCTTTCGTCATCGCTCTCATCGCGAGGACGAGGTTGTTCTGGGTGAGACGCTTATCAGCCACTCCGCAGGCGTCGCACGTGGGAGTGTATGAGATGTCGATCACGCTACCACCGCGCCAACCATGGCCACTATCCCACCGGCCTGCATCTGCAGCAGGGTCGGGTTCGCGAGGACGGCCGCATGCACGTCCTGGATGCTGATCCCGATGAGGATCGCCAGATCGCAATCCTTCTTCTTATGCGGATGATCGTGCGCCAGGACGGAGAGGATGAGCCCTCCGTGACTGAATGAAGCGCGGTCCTCCGGCTTCGGTGCGCAGACGCTGGGAAGGGAATCCTTCGGCATCCCACAGGTAGCGGGCGCATTGGAGACGGGAACGGTCCCGATCGGTGCGATATTCATGGTCTTCTCCTGCGAGATCTCTCGCATCAGCATGTCGTGGAACTTGGTCATATCTGATCTTCGCGAATGCAGATCGGGTCTTTGCAAGCCGCGTTGATTCGTCTCGCGCACGGCTGACAGTACCAGTACTCGGTACTGATGTTCCACCACCGAACCCCCTTGACGAGCTGATCCAAGCAATCTTTCCGATTGCAGTGGGTCCATCCCTTCCCTTGCGAGGCGTTGTCCTTCAACGACTCATGCGGGACCAGAGGTTCGTAGCGTGGTTCGCCATGCTTGCGCGCCTTCTTTGAGCGAATGAGTTCTGCTCTGTCTTGCAGTTCGCGGAAGTCCATATCAGCCCGAACCGATGGGCGAGAGCAGCCACTCGCACGAGAGATCGGGCGTCCCGCTGGCGGTGGTATTGTCGAGGAAGACGTGGACGACGTCGCTCGAATCCACGGACCACACGGTCATGGTCCATCCCCAGGAAGTGTCCGGCAGAGCCGGAGGATTGAACGTCTCGGTGTGGCCATCGAGCGCGAACTGAATCTGCCACGTCCCGTCGCTATACTCGCGGATCAGCGTGGGTCGGATGGACGGGGACGTGGTATGCCCAGGCGTGTCCGACGGAGCGTAATCGATGTAGGTGATGGGAGGGGGAGGAGGCGGGGGAGGGGGCGTGGTACCGCCGCCATGCGACGAACCTCCACTGGAGCCACAGGCGCTCAGGATTGTGATGGCGAGGAGGAGAGTGCAGAGACGCATGGTCGTGCCTTTCGTTCGATGGTGAGTTTCTCTTCGAAGTCCTTGATGGTCAGGTCTTGCTGATCGGCCCAGATGTTCAGCCGGACGACATCGTCCGACTTTTCGAGGGCTGTCTTCTTCCATGCCTTGGCGATTTCGGTCTGGATCTCTATCTCTTCCTTCGCTCTGGAGAGTAGATCGGCAGCACGATTATGACCGTGCTTCCTCATCGCCTTTGACACCTCACTCAGATGAGCGAGGAGTTCTTTCTGGGGATCTATCACGTCGCTCATATCAGTCGTCCAGGAATGGTTCGGTGAGGTCGCAGATGCGACGGAGAAGACTCCCGCTGCGGATCATGCTGTCCGACGTGTCGCGCATGATACCAGCTTCTTCCTTCGTCAGCTTGTCCGGATTGAACATGTCGAGGAATTGGAGCTTGGCCATAGCGACGTTCACTTCGCTCATCGTGCCAATCATCTCCAGGACGATCTTCCGGAAGCGGGCTTCTATCTCCGGTGGCATCTCACGCATAGAAGATCCAGCGGATCCACACGTAGACGTCGAAGATTCCGGTGAGCCCTGCGCCTACGAAGAGGGTGATGTAGTCCACCCTCTCGAAGGTTTTCTTCCCGCTGTAGACAGCGAGGAAGAAGAGGAGGAAGATGAACGTCATTCCCCACCGCCTTTCTTTTCCGAATCACGGGCCCGCTGCACGGCATTGTCGTCGCGGATCTCCTTCGTGTAGTCCTTCACCTCGGCCGGTGCGCGACCGAGCTGATCGCGCTGACGGAGGAGGATGAGGAGATCCAGGCACTCACGGCCTGCATCCTTCCAGAGATCGGGGCAGGACTTACCCGACTGCACGGCGGTCCTAACCGTATGGATGAAGATATCCGCGCTGACCTGGATATTCTTCTCCAGATCGGGCCTGGGGTCCGGCACGATTCGGTTGACGAGCTCCTGGAAAGAGGAAGCGGCCACTGCACCGCAGGCCAGATCGAGAGACTTGGACATCTCCTTGATCTTCGCCAACTGCGGAGCGATCGCTGCGTTGAGATCCAGGACGCATGCTTCGTCGAGGAGCTTGGAGAGACGAGCGATTTCGCTCAGGGGATTGGTGTTCATTTGTCCTTCTTCTTTCGGTAGGAGTAGACGAGTTCCTGGGAGGGTTGGCCCTTGCCATCGCCGACCTGACGATACTCGTCGGTCAGGCGGGAGCGCTGTTTGCGATTGAGGGAGCCGAGCTTCTTCATCATGCGGACGGGACCAATGCCAAACTTCTTCGCGAGTTGCCTCGCGGAGATGGCGGTATGGTTCTTGATCTCCTCCAGGATCTGGATGAACTTCGGCGTGGGCTTACGCTTTAGCTTCATCTGCCACTCCTTCTTCCATCGCAGCGCAGCGACCGGCGAGCTTCTTGATGAGCCGGTTGAACCCGGCCTCCGCGGCCTTCTGGAGTTGCTTGAGGTAGTCGCTGGAATTGCTCTCACAATAGTAGAGCTCGGTGCTCCCGATGAAGACAGTGATGATCCTCGTCCCATCATCGTCATCGCGCTCGGTCTTCAGGACCAGATGTGCGAGGCCCTCACCGATCGCATCGGCGATGTAGGTTTCCCCGCAGCGAGTGAGTTGGATCTTCATATAGTCTCCGTTTGGTGCCAGGGTACGTCGCCCCTGGGCTTTCCGTTCAGGCCTTCTTGTCGGCCTTCTCCTTCTTCTCGGTCTTCTCCTTCTTGACCTTCTTCTCCACTTTGATCACGATGGGCTTCTTGGCGAGCTCCACCTCGTCGGGGTTGGCCAGGAACTCGCGGCTGATCGCGTCGGGGAGGGCTCCGCTGGCGAGCTTCTTCACCTTGCAGCCGTTGCTGAACCACTTCGCCAGATCGGCAGCCTGGGCCGGCTTCTCCATCATCATGTCGGTGATGGCCCGCTTGCACCGCTGCACCGCCTTCTCCTCGTCCTCCGTGTTGACCGTGATGCCCTCCACGCCGACGGCCTGCCACGTGTCCTCACCAGCCTTCATCGTGGAGACGTTGCGGAAGCGGGTCTGGCGCTTGTCCCACACGACCTGCCGGCCACCGTTCTCGTGGAAGGAATTGGCGAGGAGGAGCGGGGTGGTGGTGGTGGCCTGCGCGGCGCCCAGGTCGCTGATGAGACGGGCGCTGAGATCGTTGATCTGGTTGATGATGATGGACTTGAAAGCCCAGGGCTTCTTCGCGTCGGGGCGCGAGTAGCGGATGAGCGCGTTGGAGATTTCCTCCGGCTTGTCCTTGGACTCGCGGGCCGGGAAGACGATGAGGGTGAGGGTGTTCTCGTCGGGCTTGACGATTTCGTATGCGAGACGCATGGTCGGTTCCTTTCAGGAACGGGTGAATCCTAGTTGGCCTAGGGTGTGCCAGCGGGTTGCGCTGGCAGGTCCTGGGTCAAGGCTGGTGAGAGACTTCGTTCCAGCCGCTGGCGGCGAGCAGGCTGGAACGGTAGGAGCCGCCCTGGTAGCACATGCTCAGCTCGTTACAGAGCCACCACAGAACCTCCTCCTTGGTCTTGACCTTGCTACCGATGACGGTGGTTCCGGCCACATGCTTTTCCCAGATGCCGTCCTCGGTGCAGATGGCCACCGCGTTGCCAGCCACGTAGATCGCGGCCTCGGCGTCGTCCAGGTAGATGATGTCGGTCAGCGGGCCGGTCTTGTCGGCGAAATCTTCCAACCCCTGAAGGCCCTGAAGTTCGTTTTCGGTAGCGAGCTTGAGATTCATTAGATGATGACCTTATACTGCGCTTCGCCGTTCGCGAAGCTGATGACCAGGGTGCCACCGAGGCGACGAGCCGAATCGGTAGCGAGGAGGCGGGAGGTGTAGTGGATGATCATGGTATGGTGCTACGCTTATGGTCGTAGCCTGCCGTTCAGCCCCACGAGGTGGGTTCGAAGCAGCCGTCCAGCTTGGCGTTGCCCAGGGCGGAGCGGAGGGAGTAGCCCTCCTTGAGGTAGCCCTTGACCGCGCTCTTGGCTTCGCGGATCATGGCCCGCTCCAGCTTGGCGGCGACCTTCTTGGCCATCCGGGCGATCTTGGTTTTCGTGGCCTTATCCATGCTACCTCCGTATGACCAGATGATAGCAGGCCGGGGGCCATCGCAAGGGCTAAATTGGGATGCTCTAAGTACCCTAAAAACCCGGGGTTAGGACGCCGGTTTGGCCTATCCTAACCCCGGGTTTGGGATAACTACTCGCGTAATAGGTCGTCCTAGGCGGGTGGCTGGGGCTGGCCCTGCGCCTTTATCGCCTTCAGCCGTTGAATTTCGCTGTCCAGGTACCACCGCGCTTTTTCCAAATCCTCCACCGGGTCCGCGGTCTTCTTTCCGGCACGAGCGATATACTTGGTCGCGTTGCCGAGCCGGTAGTTCAGCCCCCAGGCATCGCAGACTTTTATGTGCTCGTAGACATTCTCCTTCCCACCGTAGTGCTGCGGATGATCCACCGCTTCCTTCTTCTGGGGTGGAGGAACCTGATCCTCGGTCTTGATGAAGGTGCGCCCGGCGATGCGGGGCGCTGCGCTATCGTCGCTCATTCTGGATTCGCTTTCATGCGGAAGTTGACAGAAAAGAATTGCTTGAGGGCCGGGAATTGGTCCACCATCTGGTCGTTCCTCGCGAACCACTTCATGACGTTGTTCTCGACGCCGTAGAAGAAGGTGTCTCCAAGAGCGAGACGATATTTGGAGAAGAGAAGTAGCTCGCAGAGATCGGCGAGTTTGATAGCGACGATCTCTTTCTTAGTAAGACGGTACGGCTTGAGACCGCACTCGTCATCGATCTCGGTGTAGAAATCGATGCCGAGCATCTTCTCGACCGCGGCTTCCAACTCACCCAGGATCTTGGATAGGTCCGCGCTTCTCCACTTCGCGTAGGCCGGGATGTCGCCCGTCCAACGCTCCGCGACATCGTGAGTGAGCGCTGACATGATCGCCAGCTTGGAGCATTCGGGCATGATGTGCTCGAGGATCATCGCCACTCCCCATTGATGGGCCGAGCAAAGCTGGACCACGTCGCTGGGGTTGGTGTGATGGCGCTTCACGAAGCCCGAGAGGTAGACTTCCTCGAATTGATCCGGTGTCATGCGTTCTTCTTCGGAGCATGGCGGAACAGCCACTCGGTCATGGCCGTGGCCCAGTCCACGGCGTGGATGGTGAGAGCGTGGTTCAGCGCGCCGTCGTAGTCCTTGGCCTTCCACGCATCCCAGGAGAGCATGCACGGACGAACCACGTCGCCGAGAAAGCGGTTCCGGTAGAAGCGTGGGCTCGTCGCATCTTCGAGCACTGATTTGAGTTCGGTGTCGAAAGACTCCACATGGTTGACCAGGGAGAGGGACTCGAATTCGAGGTTGGCGTAGAAGTGACGGAGCGAGTGGTCCTTCCTGTATGGCCTCATCTTCTCCTGATAAACTTCGGAATAGACGTGCATATTCCCGCTGATCTGGAAGTAGGAACCCATCGGGACGCCGACCATCTGCGCGATGTACTCCTGGAGAAAGGACATGTGGACGACGTTCGCGCCACACGCACCCCAGATGGCGTCGTTGGAACGGTTGAAGACGCACATCTCGAGGAGACCATCACGGATCTCGAACTTGATGCCCACGTTGCAGGGGATGTCCTTGCTCGGGCTACCGAGATCATGCTGCGCATCCCACATCGCGAGGAAGGCGCGCCGAGTGCCGGGGTCCTGCTTCAGCATGTTGATGACGCCAGCGATCTGGTCGAACTCGAAGTAGTTCCGCCACCGGTGACCGTAGGACGCGGAACCGATGATCAGTCCCGACGCCTGCTTGGAGTACTTCGCGAGGAACTCCACATCGCACCGACCGGCCAGCATCCACATCGCCTCCATGAGGTGGAAGTAGGGATTGGCATCGCGGATGGGGCAGAACAGAACCCGGAGCTCGGGCCTCTGGTATTCCAGGACGCAGAGACCACGGAGTTCGTGGACGTCGCCTGCACGCGAAGAACGGTTGATGGTGTTGGACTTGATGGTCCCGGTGTCCACGATTTCCGTGGCGAAGAGTTTCGCCAGATCTTCGTAGACCTCGTTGACTGACAGACCGGTGATGCGATGGATCATGATTCCTCCTTGGGGTTGCTGTTGAGAAAGTCTTTTCGCCACCGGTCAATACCGGTAGCTCTGATGCAGACTGAAAGATCGGTGCCGGGGACGAATCCCTTTCGGTCTTTGATCCTGAAGTAGCCGGGGAACGCCTTCATCAGCTTCTTCACATCCTTCAGTCGATGTGGAACGCGTTCACTGTACTCGCCGAGACCGCCCTTCTCGTAGTGGCCTGCCCTGGGGCAGATGAAGCGGTTGGTCATCGTGATGCCGTACTGAACGATGTGCTGAGCGCTGTGATAGAAGTCCTCCATCGTGATGTCGTGTCGCCAGATGTAGTCTGGATCGTACTTCCAGAGCATGCATTTGCCGATGACGTATCCGCCCGTTCTCCACTTGGTCGCGTTGAAGAGCGGATTATTGCTGAGGGTGAACCCTACCAGATGGGACCCCTTCTTTTCAGCAATGAAGATACTTCTCAGGAATACCTCTGACAGACGTTCGGCAGTTGACTCCGCCCCATACTGCTGATGCCAGAACTTATTCCAGGACACGTCTCCCTTCCAGGTGTCCTTATCGGGCAGTCTCTTCGCCGAATACCACGGCTCTTGGATGACCCCGAAGTTGAAGATGTTGTCATCAGCGAAGACGATCCACTCGCCTTTCTTGCAGAGGTTCTTCAACCCCCACTCACGCTGACGGGTGAGACCACCCACACCATTCGCCACACCTGTGACGATGATGTTCTCCACCTTCTTCGCAGCACCTTCTCGGTACGCAGCCTTCTGGTCGCGGTTGTGAACGAGCACGTTCACATCAAACAGCGACTTATGGAAGAGCTTGTGAGTGGAGATAGTTTCAGCCCTATTCCACGTCGGTATCAGCACCTTCATCTTGTTCATGGCTTCTTGATCCCGAAAGACTTCTTCCACTGGATGCGGAGTCTGCTGATGGTGCCCTGCTTCTGGTATGTCTTCTGCTCTACCTTCGCGAATTTGTGGAGCGAGCAGAAGTGTTCGCACTGCTGATGGCGAAGCTCCTTCGTCCGGTATGCTGAGCATCCCCCAGGAGACTCATACGCCATACAGGTGAAGGAGTAGTAGTTGAGGACGATGTTCTTGAACCCGTGCTCAAGAAGGGACAGGCACATGTGCTTGTCCTGGGCGAGAATGACGTCGTCGAATTTGGCGCCCGACTTCTTGATCGCACGGGTGTCGTATGCCAGGAACTGCATGATCATGGTGTTCCGGCTGATCATGGTCATGGCTCGTGCGGAGCGAGTCCTGTCGCAGATGCCGACGTGCGGTATCCTGGTCAGCCGATCGAAGACGTCGTCGAACATCTCCTTCGTCTGCGACTTATCCATCCTCTCCAACCCGCCGAACACCTCCTGATCCGGCTTGTAGAAGAATCCGGTGAAGTCATCGTCCAACTGGATGTGGTATCTGGCGTCGAACTTCTCTACCAGCCACTGCCTCTTCTGGGAGAGGTTGGTGATGGTCTTGGGAATGACGACGAGATTGTCGTAGTTCTTCCGATACATCTTCTCTTCGTCAGGGCGGACGGCGATGTAGGTAATCGGCTTATACGACTTCGGGATGAGCGACATCGTAGGGACGGTCGGCCGCCCACGTGAGGGAATGATAATGATGCGGTCGCTCATGTTCCTTCTCCAGGGTACTTCGCTTTCGGTCGGCCGAGCCCGGATTTCGCCCGGAGGTATTTGTCTGTCTCGCACAGCGAGTGCTCTATGTCTCGCATCTCCAGCTTCGGCAGCGCAGGGTGGAGGATGCCGTCCTTCGCGGACATGGCGAGCAACTCGCGCATCTTGAGAAGGCATTCTTTCTCGCTCAGCCTCTTCTCCTTGTCGTTGTAGTAGATGCGAGCGAGGCCTCGTTTCGCCCCAGGACCAGCATTGGCCCACTTCATGTGATCGGCCTGCGGCCCATGAGGATTGTAGTATCTGGTATGACGAAGATCGGTCACCACCTCGTACGCGATGAAGGGACCGAATCCTTCGTATTCGCGAAGGCCCTTCCACATCCCCTGGAGTGACCACCCGGACTTCGTCTTGGCGAAGCTGGGAGGATCCTTGGCGATTGGCATGAGAACATAGTCGGCGGTGTAGAGATGCTTCTGCATCGCCTTGCCACCGGCCGTGAGGATGTAGGCGGCTCCATAGATCTGCTCGCCACGGTCACGCATCTTCTGCATGATGCCACGAATCTTCACGACGTATTCGCGAAGGTTGTCACGGGGGAAGCCGAACTTCTTGAGCGTCTCCGGGCGATTGATCTGCCGCGCTACGCACATAGCGAACCAGAGATTCGGGTGGTCGGCCCATGGCGTGCGCCAGTTGTCCCGGATCCACTCCGTGACTACGTCTAGTTCACGATAGACGTTGCAGAATCGGTACGATTGGAGGATTTTATCCTCAGTCCATGGCGCTTCCTGTCCCTCCTCACGATTGAGGTAGATGGCATGGCGCTCATTGATCCAGTACCAGAATGTCTCGAGATTGTTCACTTCTTCCCCTTGATGATCATCCGTCGGCCGCGGTAGAAGGGATCGTTCTTCGGGAGATTATCGAAGAGCTCCAGATCCTTGATCACCTTCACTGCGCTTTCCGACATGTGGTACGCCTTCATCTTATCTATCCCCTCAAACGTCTCAATCACTTTCGTGCGAGTCAGTCGGGTGGTGACGAAGGAGATAGTTGCTGGAGACACGTTGGATAGCTTGCTCTTCAGCATCGCCATGTTCGTTGAGGGAACATCACGGAGTTCGTAGAGCGCCTGCACCACTCGCATGGTGATGATGTCGGGCGTGTGGACCGCGATCCTCTTCACCAGACGCATGACGCGCTGATCGTTCAGGTCATCCACTCCGTAGTGGATTGACAATCCCTGGGCGAGCTTGGTGAACTGTACGGCCAGACGAGCGGGAGCTTCGCGAAGCGGCGACATGGACTGCACGTCGGAGAACTTATCGCTGGGAGCAACGGCGCGCATCTTCGCGCAGAACCCTGCGAGTCGACTCACTGTCTCAGCAAATTGCTGGTCAGGCTTGGCGACCTCCTCCGGCTTCTTCTTGCCGACCATGGAGCGGATGCAGGCTTCACGGAGCTCCTCGCGCATGGAGTTCTCCACACCACAGTTCATGATGGCGCGAGCAGCCTTGGTCTCGTCGTCATCACGCTCCAGTTCCTTGTCTGCACGGAACTTGAGGAAGCGCTCACCCATGGCCACCGAATCGAAGGCGTCCACTGCCGGAGTCACACCAGCGATCACACCGAACTTCAGTTTCTCATAGACCCGGCGAACGCCGTTGCCGAAGACCTTCTGCACGGAACCATCATAGGCGTCACGAAGGATGCCGAAGATCTCCTCACGCTCCACAGGATTGCCGGTGAGGACGGGCGTCATATCCTTGATGATTATAGCTGATGGCCTATCATTGAGTGTCGCGAAAAGGGATGGATCTTCACCCCCCGCGAGTTGGTAACCAGAGATGAGACCTCGGGACGTGACATTGGATATGGCATGGCACCGATGCCATGCAGAAGCAGGCATGAGAGTTTCGGACTTCGAGCCAGACGGTGGAGCAACGATGAACATCCAGAGTGGAGAGCCAGGGAGAAAGACAGTCCACAGACATCCCATTGTAACATCCAGCAGGTCACAGTTCTGAAGATGCATCCATTTGTTGAAAGCGGTGTGAAGGCCCTCAACAGAGATCGGTTCGACGTTCTCCTGCTCGTGTGCAGCCGTCTCAACAGCAACTTCTTGAGCAGACCGTGGGTTGTCGTCGCCTCCAGGTACTGTCTTCTTGAGATTCTTGGAAATATACTTGAGCGCAATTTCAGGATTCGAAACACGTCTCTTGAAGAGATCGTGTGCATCGTACCCGTCACCCTTGTTCTCTGTCCAGTGAAGAAACTGAAGAGTCTTAGCATAGGGTTTCGCAATCTTGAATGCGCGACGAGCACCGTCGAATCCGGCCTTGTCGTTGTCGTACAGGAAGATGAGATCCTTCCCAGAGAAGAACTCAGCCCACTCCTTCTTGAAGGAGCTCGCTCCTGGGAGGGAAATGGATGCGGCGTCCGTCTTCGTCATGCGAAGAGCGCGGCGGGTGGCCATCCAGTCCCACTCGCCCTCAGCGATGTAGATGGTCTTGTGCTTCCCGATCTCCTCCATCCCCATAGGGAACAGAGGGATGGATTCCATCTGGAGCCACTTGAGCTTGCCCTTGAGCTTGATCGCACGGCGCAGGGCCACGATCTTCCCGTCGGGCTTCCGACCCACGATCACGACATGTTTCCCGATCGGGTCGTACCCTAGGGAAGGTGAATCGAACATATCCTCTGGCATTCCACGTGCTTCGGCAAGCTGACGAATATGGAATTGCTTGAGCGCCGGACGGTAGACCTTATCAAACATCTCACCAACGACGCTTGACGAGTTTCCTTTTGCTGAGCAGATCTTGCAATGGAATACCAGCTTATCCGGATCAACATACATCTTCTCCTTTCCGCAGAACGGACAGACACCGACGAGCTGCGAACCGCGCTCCATCAGTTCCCATCCCAGGACCTCATAGATGTTCTTAGTCATTAGATCATAACCTCGGACGACTCACTCCAACGTTCGCGGGCAATCTTCATGCCGATGGGGAACGGGATGGGGGAGCCGAGCAGCTTGTAGTCGCGGGACATGCACTCTGCGATGTCACGCATGGTTTTGTTCGAGTAGGTGGATTCCAGCCCCTCAATGAGGAGCTCGTCATGGATCTGCAACTGCAGGAAGAGCTTGCCCTTGTACTCCGGAGTCCTGCAAAGCGTGTCCGTATTCAGCATGGCTCGCTTCATTAGCGTAGCAGCCGAGCCCTGAATATCGTAGTTCGTGGCGCGGTATTCCAATCCGCGCTCCGTGTAGATCTTGATTCCGTATGCGTTCTTGATGTACCCATGCTTCCTAGCGAAATCAATATTGCGGTCCATGAACGACTTGACGTCCACGAAGGTGGAGTCGTAGCGCTCAACGAATTCCGTTGCTTCCTCCAGGGTGCAGCCTGCAGTCCAGGCAATCTTCTCAGGGCCACCACCGTAGATCTTACAGAACTGAGTGTTCTTCGCCTTCTTACGCATGCTCTTGTAAGTCTTGAGGTTCTTCATCCGCGATGCGGAAAGCGTGGTAGGGTCTTTCTTCGCGTCCGCGAGTGCGTGATCAAGATCGAAAGCTCCTGGGATAACTGTTGCAGCGACCTTTCCGTGAGTGTCTCCTCCTGAGAGGAGAATCTTACCGAGCGCAGCATCCTTTGAACGGAGATAGACGAGCCAGACTTCAATCTGTGAATAGTCCGGGACATAGAGGATGCATCCTTTCCTGGGGATGAAGCACTCACGCGGCCGATAGGGCAGGTCTACCTTCTTCTTACCGCTATCGTCCGACGCCACGTTCTGAAGATTCGGCTTCTCCGCACTCAGTCGGGTGGTCCGTACCTTACACTGACGGTAGTTCGGGTGGATGATCCACTGGTCATCCTCGCGTACCATGAGCTCCAGGTAGCTGTCCACGAACTGGAGCATCGTGGTGGATGCGTTGTTCAGTAGGAGATTGTAGGCCAGCGGATCCTTCTTCCGCTTGTCGCCGTGGCTCTTATCTACACCGATGGATTCCAAGAACTCGCCATCGCACTTAGGATTCCTCCCAGTCATCTGGCAGATCTTGCAGCCATCGCCCTTGCAATGCTGACAGTCCACGTAGACCTTGGACTTTCCCTTCCTTGAATAGCGAAGCGGAGTGTGACCGAGCTTCCCGAAGAACATCTTGGTCATCTGCTTCGGCGACCGAGGGTTCAGGTCACCCGCGATCTTCTTGATCACTCTCCCAGCATCCTCAACATACTTCCTGTAGAATTCCTTGACCTCCTTCACACGCTCCTTGTCTACAGCAGTCCCACGACGCTCCATACGGTCCAGGACCAGCATGGTAGGGCGTTCTACAGTATCGTAGATCTCCTTCTCATGCTTCAGCTTCTCAAACCGCATCTCCTGGAGGGCGTAGAGGGACATGGTCCGGAATGCGTCCAGCTTCGCGTACTTCGCGCAGAGCTTCCAGTCGCCGAGATGATAGTCCGCAGCAGGCTTCGGAGCGAGCATCCAGCCATTCTTCTTGGCGATCCTGCGTCCGGCGATTACGGATGTATGGAGCGCCTTCTGGTCCTTATCATCTATCTGCAGATACTTCTGGCAAAGAGGCTTGAGGCCGAAGCTGAACTCATCCGTGCGGATGCAGTATTGGCGCAGCATCGTGTCCTCAATCCTTCCCTTGATCTTGAGACCAAGAAGACGGAGGACCTTTGAGTCGTACGAGAAGTTATGGAAAACCTTCGCAAGCTTCTTATCACTAAGGAGATTGCGGAGGATCTTCATTCCCTTCTTGGTCGGGACTACTTCACGCGTGAAGGGGTTTACCTTCCACGTGATGAGAGCCATATTACCATCACCATCACATAGCGAAACCATGAACGGACGAGCCGGCGCATACGGCCGATCCACACCGAGTTCTCCCCAGGCATCAAGCCCGGTACCCTCTGTGTCTATGGCAAAGATCCCATGCTTGTACGGATTGAATTTCTTCAGTCCGATGATCTTGTTTCTGCCGACTAGCTGAATCTTGCGGAGGAGCATAAAGTCCTCCTCCCATTGCTGGGAGGAGGCTCTTTCATTGCAGAGGTGGACCGACTGATCAGGCGATCAGCTTGTCCGGGTCGAGGCGGTACTTCTTGTCGTCCGTGCTGGACTTCACGAGGACCTGATTGGCATCCTCGTCGATCTTGAGCACCTTGCCCTTGTGGAGCACGCCCTTGATCTTGAACTTCACCTTCATGCCGACTTCGATGGTGTCGTCCTCCTCATCATCCTCTTCCTCTTCCTCCTCATCCTCTTCCTCATCCTTCTTCTTAGCCTTCTTCTTGGGCTTCTCTTCCTCCTCGTCCTCGTCTTCCTCTTCCTCTTCCTCGTCGTCGTCCTCCTCGTCCTTGGCCTTCTTCTTGCTCTTCTTGTCCTTGCCCTTCTTCGGCTTCTCCTCTTCCTCATCATCCTCTTCGTCGTCCGAATCATCCTCCTCTTCCTCATCCTCGTCTTCATCCTCATCCTTCTTGGACTTGGACTTCTTCCCCTTCTTCTTGGACGGCTTGTCGTCCTCATCCTCATCCTCTTCCTCCTCGCCGTCACCTTCTCCACCCAGGACCTCGTCCGCGGTCATCTCCGTCATGACCTTGTTCACGCGGAAGTTGACGTAGTCGCCGGACTCGATGGCCTTGAACCGAACGACGTGCTTGTCCTCCTTGATGGACTCGGCGATCTCCTCGAGCTTCTCCTCGTCGAGATCCTCGACGTCGTAGCCCAGCATGGTGAGGAAGCGGAGCAGATGGACGACCCGATCCTCCTCGAAGGAGAACCAGATGGGACAGCTCGAGCCGCGCTCGCTCTCCGGGCAGTTGTCGCCACCGACGGTGATGTCGATCACGAGCTGATCGCCTTTCGCCGTCTTCACTCCGCGCATGCTCTTCACGACGCCGAGGTAGGTGCCTGCCTCGAGCTCCGCGTTCTTGAAGCCGCCGGGATTCTTCTTGAAGTCGGCGGAGGCCTTCTTCAG